ATAGACCAGATAATTCGGCTTTATGGTTTTATAATAAAACAACGGAAAATATGTTAAAAAAATATGATATGATAGTATGTGAAGCCGAAGAATGGAATGAAACGGTTCACAATATTTTTAATAAAACGGGATTCAAAGAAATTTTGTAATATCAATTATTTTTCGTATATTAGAGTATTGTAAATGATTAAACTCTAAAATTATGAAAACACAACAAGAATTAGAAGCAAACTACGATAGATTTATCGGAATTATCAAAAAGTATTTTAAAGGTGAAAGATTAGAAAAATTACTCCATATGTATTCGGAAGAAGAATTAGGAAGTAATTTGGCAGTATCTCCTGCATCAAGTTCAAAACATTACCATAATGCACATATTGGCGGTTATATAGACCACATATTTAATGTGTGTAAGAATTCTATGAAGATGAAAGAATTATTCATTGCACAGGGTGGTATTGTAGATTTTACTGACGAAGAATTAATATTTTGTGCATTACATCACGACTTAGGAAAGTTGGGTATCAAAGGTGAATTACACTATTTACCAAACGATAATGATTGGCAAGTTAAAAATCAGGGTAAGTTATTCAAAACCAATGATAAGATTACTTATATGACTTTAACTGATAGAACTTTCTTTACTTTGAATCATTATGGTATTAATTACAATGAGAAGGAATATTTTGGTATCAAATTAACAGATGGTATGTTTGACGAAGATAATCAAAAATATTTAACAGGCCACAATGGTGCAAAAGCTCCAAGATATAAAATTCAATATATTCTACATTGGGCAGATTGGATGTCTACGGTTATTGAAAGACAAAATAACGAAATTTAATGTCATTTTGTCAAAAATAGTTCATTGGTATAATAATTGAACTATATAGAATATTATTAACCAAAAAATTTATATTATGTATTTAATTGATTACAACAAATTATTCGAAGATTTTTATTCAGACTCATTTGGTACTAGAAAAGTATCTAAAACAACAACATATGCACCATCAAAATTTGCAGTAGAAGTAAAAGATGATGTTGCAACTATGGCATTATCCGTAATAGGACATGACCCTAAGAATGTTGAAATTAATTGTTTTGTAGATAAGATTGAAGTTAAATCTAAAAAACAAAGTGATACCGAATCACCATTTGACCAACTAACATCAAATATAGATGAAACTATTACTTTGGGTAAAGATTTAGATGGAACTAAGTCTAAAGCAGAAATTAAAAATGGTATCTTATTGATTAGTGTTGAGAAAAAAGATGAGTCCAAGCCAAAAAAATTAACCCCAAAAGTTGGTTAATTCAGTTATTTTTCGTATATTAGAAAGGTAGGAGATTAAACACTTCTACCTTTTTTATTATAAAACAAATACTTATTCTTATGATATACAATGAAAAAATACAAACATTATTAGAATCTTTAGATGGTAAATTAAGGATTTTACAAAATGTTGCTAACGGAGCTCAACAAATTTCTCCGTCTGATGTTAATATGACAATAGACGATGCAAGAAAGATTGTAGAGAGGGTTTCCGAATTAGTGAGTATAAATAGATAATATGAATTGGCTGAAATATTTAGTCGGATTTTCTGCACTAATTATCGCCGGATGTGCAGCTTTCTTTTCAGTAACAGGGTTAGGTGTCTTATTTAGTGGTGCTGCAACATCAGTAATGGTAATGGCTGGTGCATTAGAGTTTGCAAAGTTGGTATCTGCAACTTACCTTAAACAAGAATGGGATAATATCAAAGGATTTAATAAGTGGTATTTGACTTCTGCCGTTGCATTATTGATGTTAATTACTTCTGCAGGTATTTTTGGATATCTTTCAAACGCATTTCAGGCACAATCTCTTAAATTACAACAGGTAGATAGAGAAATTTTAGTTTATAGTACAAAAATTGAACAAAATACAGCTCAAATTACACAATTAAACACTCAATTGGGTCAATTATCCTCAACTCAAAACACAATTTTAGATAAAGGTAAGGTAAATTCTCGTCTTTTACGCTCAATTGACCAAAAAGACAGACAAACTGCCCAAATTAACAAAAAAATTGAAGTTTTACAAACGGAAAATGCTAAAAATAACGAAAAAATCAACGAAATTAAGACTTCTAACTTAGATTTAGAGAAAGAAGTGGGTGGTTTTAGGTTTATTGCTGAAGCATTTGGTATGGAATTGAAAAATGTTGTAAAATTCTTCATATTTTTGATTGTAATTGTGTTTGACCCATTGGCAGTTGCACTTATTATAGCATTTAATGGTTTAATTTTACCAAAAAAGAAAACAAGAGAAGAACTTTTATCGGAAATGGCTGAATTTAACCAAAAAATGGGATTATATGAGGTTTACGGAGATGATATTATTAACGAAAACAATGAAGATGAAACTAACGAGAAAAAAGAAGATGAGCCTGTTAGGATTGCTATTGATTTGGATGGTGATGGAACGATTGATGGGTATGATACAAATAATGATGGGTTGATAGATGAGTGGAATGTAGAAGGCCATTTGGAAAGACAAAATGGTAAAAGAAATATATTACCATATTATGCAAGAACAGATTTTGATTGGTCAGATAGAAGTAAATGGATAAATGACCAAAATGCAATCAATTATTGGTTGAAATATAAGAAACCACAACAAGATAATTTAATTAAAACCTATTAATATGGCATATAGTGACAAAGTTTTAGACCATTATTCAAATCCTAAGAATGTAGGAACATTGGATAAAAGTAAACCAAATGTAGGAACAGGTTTGGTTGGTGCACCAGAGTGTGGTGATGTAATGAGATTACAAATTGAAGTAAATGACGGAATTATTACCGATGCAAAATTCAAAACATTCGGTTGTGGTTCTGCAATAGCTGCCAGTTCATTGGCAACTGAGTGGTTGAAGGGAATGACCTTAGATGAAGCCGTTAAAATGGATAATATGTCTTTGGTTGAAGAATTGCATTTACCACCGGTTAAGATACATTGTTCAGTATTGGCAGAAGATGCTATCAAATCTGCAATCAATGATTATCGTAAGAAAAACGGATTAGAAGAATTAGTATTTGAAGATTCACATATATGATAGAAATAAACGACAAAGCACACAAACACATTTTACAACTTATGCAAGATGCAGGATTAACGACCGATACACATAATCTTAGAGTTGGTGTAAAAGGTGGTGGTTGTTCTGGTTTGACATATACAATGGATTTTGATGATAAAATAGAACCAACTGATGATTGGTTTGAATTTGCGGATGGTTTAAAAATCGTTATAGATAGAAAATCCATGTTGTACTTGTATGGTGCAGAATTACAATATTCCGATGGACTAAACGGGAAAGGATTCCAATGGGTGAATCCAAATGCATCCCGAACATGTGGATGTGGTGAAAGTTTTGCATTATAATTTGGTAGATTAAAATTATTTTCGTATATTGACTATATGAATATAGGATATGCATGTATAAATTTATCGTTAGGTAAAAAAGTAACTACCAATCGAACAATGATTAAAAAAACTTTTACTCAAAAGGGTTTAGATTATGTTTCCGATTTAGTTTTACAAAATGTTACCGATTTAGAAACAATTATAGATTGGAACGAACAAAATGGTATTAAAATGTATCGTATGAGTTCCGAAATGTTTCCATGGGCTACTGAATACGAATTTTCACAATTAAAAGATTGGAAATCAATATCAACTATCTTAAAAAGATGTGGTGATAAGGCCAATCAATATGGTCAAAGACTTTCATTTCATCCAGGACCCTTCAATGTATTGGTTTCACCAAATGATAAGGTTGTGGAAAATACAATTAAAGATTTGGAAGTGCATGGTAGAATTATGGATGCAATGGGATTATCTCAAAGTCCTTACAATAAAATTAATATTCATTGTAATGGTGTTTACGGAGATAAAAAAAGTGCAATGGATAGATTTATCACTAATTTCCAAAGACTCTCTAATTCCGTTAAAAATAGACTTACAATTGAGAATGATGATAAGTCATCTATGTATTCGGTTAAAGATTTGATGTATATTCACAATTCAATCAAAATTCCTATTGTTTTTGACTACCACCACCACAAATTCTGTACAGGTGATTTGAGTGAACAACAAGCATTAGAATTGGCTATGAGTACTTGGCCTAAATCAATTACTCCTGCAGTTCATTATTCGGAAAGTGCAATTGGTAAAAAACCACAAGC